AATTTCTGCCAGTACATTCACAAAATACCCGGCATCAATTTTCGGGCAGTATTTAATGATTTCTTCGACCGCTATCTTCGCACACCTTTTGGCGTGTATAATATTGGTAAAATACCCGTCATCATCTTCATTTGTTCTTATTGCAAAACAATATCTTTCAAACAATTCTTTTGCTTTTTCTTGTGGTGTCATAGTTCTTCAATTAGTCGTTTCAAATACCAATCAGCCTTTTCCAAGTCCTGCTTGCCGCCCTTATTTTCATAACGCCACAAATACTTAATCACATTGCCACGAAGAAAGCCAAGATACTGCTCCGTGGTCATCGCAGCCTTGACAGCATCAATGAATTGAATGGGCGTGTCTTTGTAGTGAGCCGGGTTTATTGCGCTGGCTTCCACTTCTTTGGTGGGCGATTGCCAAGTTTTGTCAAATGTCATCAGAATGGTAAATCTGTGTTATTACTTTCAAACGCTGGCTTCCCTGCGTCCGGTTTTTGCTCAAAGGAATACTCCTTCCCACCACCCACATAAACGGGTGCAGCTTTCGCTTCGCGCTGCTCTTTTGTTTGGCTTAATTGTAGGCTGTGAGTTTCCCCAAACTTGCCCTCTGATTTGCGTTTGTTCAGCACCAGTTTCAGATACTTCTTGCCGTTTTTGCCCTCGGTGATTGCATCCTTTGGGATGTCCGAAAGGCAGATGTCTATTACTATCATGTGTGCAAATATAGTTTAATTTTCTGTACTATGCAATTTATCCATTACAATTTTCAGCACTTTTTCATACTGCCTTCTGAACCGCTTGTCATAAAGGCAAAGCGCATCAACTTTGTGCTTCGCGTGTATTACGGTTGAGTGGTCGCGCCCTGAAATTTTGCCGATTTTTACCATTGAAATTCCTGAAAACTTGTACATCAGTTCCATCCAAATGTGGCGCAATTCAACAATTTCAGCCTTTCTACTCCGTGATGCAATCATTGACGGCAGAAAGTGTGGGTAAACCTCACCAATAGCGGCTTCAATGTGTTCTTGTGTGCTGGTTGTTTTGACTGACATTCTCAGCAAAGTTTTTAGATACTTATTTTCGGCTCTCAGGATTTCAATTTCTTCCTTCAAATCCTTGATTGTAAACATCTCGCGCTGGTATGTTTCAATCATTTTCTTCTTCCATCCCAATTCACGCTGCAATTTGTGGATGGTGTTGTGTGGGTTTTCTGTTTGTGTCATATTGATGTTTCGATATATAATCCGGTTGGTATGTCGTAATTGAAAAGCTGCATCCCGATTTCACCCCAATGGCTAAATTTTACTTTTTGCACATGGACTTCGACCGTGTTCTTTGCAAAGTTCCGGTAAACCGTTATTCCGTTATCGGTCTTGTTGAAGAAGTTTGCTGAGCCTGCAATATCGTACAATGTTGGGATGTCATACAATCCGTTCTCTCGTTTCACAATTTTTCGCGGATGCGCCACCAAAAAGCAATGCACATTGTATCGTTCGCAAAAGTTCACAATTTTGTCAAGTGACTGCCCGATGTATTTCGTTTCGCTTTCGCTGTACTGATGTTCTAATTTGTTCCATGCGTCAATCACAAACCAGTCGATGTTTTTGCGGTTCTTCAATTCAGCTACCTTGCTCAAAATGCTGTCAAGTGTAAAGTCCTTTTCAGGCTTCACGAAGAAAATATTGTTTTCCAGCAGGGTAATCGCTTCAAATACTTCCTCTTGGTTCATTCTATCTTTACCCATAAACGGGCGTTGTGTCACCTTTCGCAGCATTTTACTGATGTGCAACTCAACCGGGCGATTTTCAGGGCTGTAAAACGCCCCTTTCCAGCCATGTCGCTGCAATAGTTTAAGCAGAATGTGGTCAAGAAAATCAGATTTACCGTGTCCGGGGATGCCCGTTATTGTGGTTAAATACCCTTTGTGGAATTTTAACAAGCGGTCAAATCCTTGTATCCCGGTACTGCATCCTTCTGGCAGCCCGTAGTTGTAAAGGTTTTCAATCTGTTGGTAATAATCGGATATGCCGAAAACCCCAATCATCGGAAATTCTACAAAATTGTAAGCGGCTTCGCGTAAGGCAATCGCCCCGTTTAAAAGTAGATATTCGTTGGCATCCTTGCAGTCAGGAAATACAATGTAATTACATTTTTCTTTGCCAAACCTTTCGGCTATGGCATTACGTAATTCTATGCCGGGCGCATCGTTATCGACTGCAATGTGTATTTTTTCGATGTGGTCAAACGAAGGCATGAAGCGGTCAAAAAAAGTGAGGTTAGGTTGCGCCCCATTTGGTACACTCACCACATTTTCAATTCCGGCTTCAATCAATGACAGCGCATCCATTTCGCCCTCAACAATCCAAACTTCTTTTGCATCAGGTAAGCAATTCACATTGTACGGGATTAACTCCGCGCCTTTGTGCATCTTGAAATGCTTGGCAGCATCCCGATATTTAACATTGACCAGCTGAGTGTTTTCAAAGTAATTAAAGCAAATACAGGTAACTTCTTTGTTGATTTGCGGCATCCACTCGTTTTGCTCTGTGATTTGCATTTTGTTGAGTGTGCCAGCTGTAATGCGCCTGCCCTCAAACCATTTCAGAACTTTATCGGATAGGGCGGTGTTATTTTTCCATTCCGGTGTTTCGTATTTAACTACTTCCGGGCGGTCAATGATTGCACCTTTCCAGCCGCAATGATGACATATCCACGCCTTCTTGTCAAGGTTTACGGATAGGCATTTATCTGTTTTCTTTTTTCGGGTGTGGCTGCATTGTGGGCAGAGTGTTTGAACTTCGCCTGCGCTTTTACCATGCGGAATGTCGATTTTGTAAAATGAATAACTTAACATACAAATCCTTTCAAATGATTAGGTAGCAGTCCGTTCTTTGGTTTTTTAGCCAGCCACTTCCGTGCTGTCAGATAAAGTGAAACATACTTTTTATTTTCAGCATAGTTTTGTATCTCGTCCAGAATTTCATTTACTTGCTCTGCATCCCAGCCTTCACCAATCAACTTGTCAAATTCGGCTGTTGTAATTTTCAAATGAGAAAATCCCCTATATATATTTTCTTCTTCTTTTCTTCTTAATTCTTCTTTATTCTTCTTGTTTGTTGTTAGTTGTTTGTTAGCCGTTTGTTGCTCGTTTGTTAGTTGTTTGTTAGTTGTTTGTTGATGTGGCGTTTCGTTTGACTGATAATCGTCATATTTACAGATAGTTACAAGGGTAAATTTGTTTGTTGATTTTGCTAAAATTTCGCCAGTGTTTTCAAACTTTTTTAGCAAAGTTCTAACTGATTGCTGCGAAATGCCCGTGCCTATTGAGATGTGGGCTATTGAGGTAATCAACTGACCACGCTTTACATCATGACCTTGCCATTGTGCATCCGCGTGGTTCGCTTCAAGTAGCAAGTGCATAAAAAGATGGACAGCCTGCGAATTTTGATACCATCCCCAACACATGAATTTGCGATGGATTTTAATGTAGCCTTGCATTTTTATTGTGCATCTCCTTCCTGCGGTTGTAATACATGACTTGCAAATCAAGTCCAATGCGTTGGATTTTGTAATGTGTTTCAGTAACTTTTTTTAAAACGCGGTCGATTTCAAGCTGTCCAATGCGTTCAGATAGGGCAGCGATACATTTGTCGCAGATGTCAGGCGGCAAAGGTGTTGGATTGTAAATACTCATTTTTTATAAAAACAAAAGACCCCACACTTTCAAGGTTGAACCCGGCTGGAAGATGGCAGCCGCCCTTTACTCGTGTGAGGTCTTTTAGATTATTCGTTTTCATTTCTTCTTTGTCGGCAGGGGGTTCAGTCCTGATGTTCCGATATGCAAATATACAACTTTATTCTTCTTCTCTTTCAATTTGCTCAACTTTTCGCAAAATATCATTGGCGAAATATTGTGCGGTTTCAGCGTCAAACTGAATTACAACGGACGCGGTGCTATCGTCATCGATGCAGATTTCGACAAAGTTTTTGTGAATTTGAATTTCTGCCCGTGTGCCATGCCCGTTGTCATCGTGATAAATTACAACTTCTTCAATCATTTTGCACCTCTCTTTCTGCGCATTGTTGTTCGTGCCTGAATTGGTCAAGGCGCATTGCATTTGCCCAGCCTTGTTCCCATTCCTCAAATTGTGGTGTGTTCAGGCGGTGGGGGTTGTCGCCATCGTGGAAGCCCTTACAAAACAAATTGTACGCTTCAGCCCCTTGCATTTCGATTATATTTTCCATGTGTTTTATTTACATATGAATTGTTTAGCCAATCTTAATGGGTAATTTTTCTCCCCAACTTCGTTACCACTAACAAAATTAATAACAACATCTCTTTTCTCTGTGAAGCGCACTACAATACCCGCCAAAACATCAGGGGCATCGACCCAGTAAAGCCTGCTTCCGATTTCTAAATTGTTTTTTGTTTCTTTCATGATGCAAATATAGTGTAAAAAACTAAACTTGCAAATTTATTTTGCAAAAAAGATATTTTTTTTTATACCTTTGTGGAGTGCAAAAGCACACAAAACTCTACTTGCGCCATTTTGGCTACGATGTTTCGGACTTCGTGCCATGTGAAGTATGCGGATGCCGGGCAGTAGATATTCACCACATCGAACCCCGGGGAATGGGGGGAAGTAAAAAAGCCGATACGATTGACAACTTGATGGCATTATGCCGGGAGTGCCACATCGAATATGGGGATAAAAAGCAGCACAAATTTCGGCTGCACATTTGCCACCAATTAAAGTTAAGTGAAGCGCGATGAAATCATTTTGCAACTGGCTTCGGCTGACTGGCTCAAACAAGCGGTTAAAAACATTGGCGGCAACCTTTCGGGCGACTTGTATCAGGAATTTTTTGTGGTTGTTTGCTCCAAGCCGGACGAAGAAATCGAACGCATCCACGCGGACGGCTATCTCTCATGGTGGTGCATCCGTATTCTTGTCAGGTTGTTCCACGGCAACGGAAAGCAAAAGTTTTATCGGGATTTTAGAAAGCCAAGTGACAGCCTGCCCGAACACCTTGATGACCTTTCAGACGAGTATAACGAGGACGAATACCAGCGACAACTTTTGGCACTCAAACATGACGAACAATTTTATGGACGCGTGGCGAAGGAGTACAACCGTGCTGACTGGTATGTCCGAATTTTATGGGAAATGTACTGCAAAAACCGCAGTATGAAACAAATCAGCAGGGACAGCGGTATAAACTTCCGAGAGATACAGACAATCATAAACGCAATGAAAGACGAAATCCGAAGACAATATGACAGACATAATCATTAAATCAATCCTGATTGCCTGCCTTTGCCTGCTGGCATCGCGGTACTTCTTCCCGCCCCTGATTTCATTTATCACCCGAAAGAACAGCTACTTCCGAAAATCGGTAAAGCCGTTTGAATGTGCGTTTTGTTTATCGTGGTGGTCGGCTCTGTGCTACTTCATTTTTATTGGCGAAGCGTGGGCAATTCCGGCAGCGGCTTTTTGTGCAGTTGTAGCGGCTCAAATTGATAAAAAAATATGAGATTAGGTTGGTGGTTATGTGCGTCTGTGATTTGCTCCTATCTGTGCTTTGCATATTTTCACGGGCAAAATGTTACAAACTGGCCTGAAAATGTCATTATCGTTTGGCTATTGCTGACCGGTCTTTGCTGGTTGAATATTTTAATTGTATCATACCTTGAACTTAAAAGAAGAACTAAAACCGCACCTTAATCAGCTGCACCGCACCGGAACAATGCACTTGCCGCAGGAGTTATACAACCGGGTGCGAGATGAATACGAACGCAGGAACGCGCGCAAATTGCCACCTTGTTCCACTTGCTTACA